AACGCGACGATAGTAGCGGTTCTGGTTAACATTAAGACCACCAAGGCCTTGGTTGATTCCTTCTGCGAATGGATTAGCGACCATGCCGTAGCGAGTCTTAAATCCGATTTTTGGCTGGAAGGAGTTCTCACCAACGGCACGTACCATCTGCAGAGGTACATATGGGCAATAGAACAGACCGGCGTCATAAGGTGAAGAACCCTTATAACCGACGACGTAATACTGATTGCCGTTCGATGCGTTAGCAGAGGTGAGGTTGGAGGAATAAGGATCGATATAAACACGATACTTACCTTGGAGAACACCAGCGAAGGTGTTACCAGTGTCATCAACGTTGAGGTTAGCGTTGAGTGCAGGGGTGTAGTCGAGAACACCAGCCATGGTCAGTGCAGAAGCAACGTCTGCAGAGCACATGATGATGTTGCCCTTTCCGCGACGAGTTCTTTGTGCGATTGCGTTAGCATCACGCTCGATTTGGAACAGGAGACCCTTGAACTTCTCAACAGACCAGCGACCGTTGGAGTCGATGTCGAGGTCGAATACGCCAGCAGTAGCGGTGTTAGCAACAGCACCTTGCTCAGCGACCTTATAGATGGTTCTGATGACTTCGCGGTTGATTTCAGCAAGAATCTCTGTGGAGAGAATGTTTGCCAATTCTGCTTCAGCATTCAGACCGTGGATTGCCTTGAGGTCTTGAGCGAGTTCGAGTGAATACTCGGCCTTCAGTGCTCTTGACTTCGCAGTAACGGTAACTTTCTCGATCGAGAAAGCCATTTCGTTGAATGCATCTGCACCAGTGCCGTCGAGGTTCTCGGCATCACCAGTGACCATTCCCTGACCGACATCATATGCGGTTGAGGAAGCACTACCAACAGGGTTCAGAACAGCAGGGTTAGTGCCGGACTGGGTGGTAGTACCCATACCAGCAAGACTGTCAGAATGACCAGCATACTCATCGTTGCCAGCATCTTGACCAGAGAATGCAGAATTAGGCTCGTTGTAGAATGCTTCGGTTCCGCTTTGATTTGCATAGCGGGAACGCATTGCAAAGATAAGTCCAGTAGGACCACTCATTGGTTGAACGCCAGCCAGATCATAAGCGATCAGGTTAGGCATTGAACGTCTGATCAGAGAGATCAGAACGGGGTCAAAACCAGCGGTAGGACCAGCAGCGGCAGAATCGGCACCGAAGGCACCAGAACCACCAGCAGCATTACCACTGTTTGTTGGGGTTTCCATGAGGTTCTGCATTGAACCATTGTTGAATGCAGTTTGCTCACGAAGGAATTTTTCTTGGTTTTCGAGCAGGACGGCTGTTACAGCTCTACGATGGGAATCTTTGATTCCTCCCTCATGATCGAGGAGAGGTGCCCACTTTTCCTGCAATTGCTCTGATTGGAACATTTGCTTTTACCTAATAAGTTTACGGGTTTTTGTTTGAATTATATTGAATTCAATTATTTGCTAAATTTAGAAAGTGTATTCAGATAAGCACTCATAGAACCTGAAATTGATTCGGGCGAACTATCAACACCTTCTGAAAGATTTTCTTTCTTAGCAGTTGGAGATGATACCTTTGATGGGAAATATGCTTCCTTTAAGGTCTCCAGTTTTTCACGATATTCTTCTTCACATCCAAACTCAACACTTTCGGCAAGTGAAGCGAGCTTCTCTTTCTGAGTAGCAGCAAGCCCCTCAGAAATTTCATCAAAAATTCCATCTGCAACCGACTCTGCGAGACGCTTGTTTAAATGGATATTTTTCTCTATTTGCTCATTGAGTTTTGCTTCCATTTCATCAAGTTTTTCTACCATGTTATTGACAACATCATACTTATCTTCAGGGATTGATACATAATGTGCTTCAAAAAGTTCCTTCATGCCCGAGAGGAAGCTCTCAGTCATTTCGGTCTTAAGTCCTTGCTCAACTGCAAGGGCATTTTCTTGAATCCATTCTTGAGCAACATACTCAAGATATGAATCCATTCTTTCTGTAAGTTCTAATTTAATTTCTGCTACTTCTTCAGCAAGTGTTGCTGCATATGCAGTTTCGAGATCCTCTTGGATTTTAGAAACCTTCGAGTTAATAGCAGCCTCAAAGATTGTTGCTGCTTTCTCTTTGAATTCTTCGGAGAGTTCTTCTTCACCGAAGAGAGCATTTACATCTTCTTCGATATCATACTCGGCAACAACTTCTTCTTCGGAAGTTTCTTCTTCGGACACTACTTCTTCCTCTTCAGAAGTTTCTTGTTCTGCAACAACTTCTTCTTCGGAAGTTTCTTCTTCGGACACTACTTCTTCCTCTTCTTCAACTTCCTCTTTTGCCATTGCAGGCTTGGCACCCTTGTTTACAACATCTTTAACTGTTGCAAGTGAAGGTTCCTTAAGTTTTGCCGAATCGTCATCGGGCTTGTAGTTTTCTGGAGTTGGACCGCCAAGATCCTCTACAGAACCAGCAACCGATGTATCCATTGCATCGCCAGCTTTAGCACCGGCATTTACAGCGGTTTTGGATTGCTGTGTCTTTACCTCCATCTCTTGTAAATTGTTGTCACTAGACATTTGAACTCTCCGTTTACCTGATTTTTTTAAATCTATATTTATTTATAATTAAATTATTTTATGTATAGTCAAAGACTATTTAGGAAATTGTTAAACAAATCCAATTTATGTTCCTCAAGTATTTTCTGGTCTACAAGTGTATTAATTCTCTTGTAAGTTTTTTCTGCGAGTTGTTCACGAAGAATTCCACCTTCCCAAACCCACTCTTTTCCTTCCATAATTCCCGAAACAAATGCATCGGGTGCAGAAGGATCGGCAACAATATCAGCAGCAGTTGCTAACATAAAATCTTCACCAAC